TTCAATCTGTTACTTTTATGACCTTATAAATAAGGCGGGAAAAATTCTTCGATTTCTCCTCTCCATTTTCATTTTGTTATAGATGGAGTTCAGACTATCGCATCTCCTAGCGGAGTTTGTTCGCTTAGTCGTTTCTGCTGTAATTTTCCTTTGAAATTAAATGTCAAATTACTTGCAGTGTGTTACCCACCTCTGGGCTTCCACTTTAATCAGAACAAATTTTACTTCCCCAAAACTCTAGGGAAGAATTTATCTCGGGTAACAGTAGTTATAATGTTACCTAATGCGACTCCAGGCATATTCTTCTTATTAGTTGCTAATAGAGCTTTTATTTTCTATTTAAAAGCTTTTTTGCCTCTCTCGCTATGTCGAACATAGTCTTACTCTTATCTTCCTTAGTATATTCCTCATTTTCGCTTTTGTTTAAGCTAGATGATCCTCTTTTAGAGGTCGGAAGAGTTGGTTTTTTGACTTTAAGCTCTAAAGTCTTTTTCAAGATTTTAGCAGCCACTTCAGGTTCGACAGTAAACTCTTCGCAAATATCCAAGAGTTGGTTTTCATTAAACTCGGGATATTTTTCGAGAGTTTCTTCGATTTGGGTTTCGAGGAGTTCTTTAGCCTCCTCTTGTTTCGCCATTTCTTCAGCCTTGATGGCTTCATACTCTCGGCGAGCCTGTTCTCGAATATAGCGTTGAGCGGCTAATTCCTTTTCTTCGGTTTCTGTCGCATTTCCTTTTCGGGATTGCGACTCCACCCTTTGTTCAAGTTCCCTGACTTTCGCCTGAGCTTGCTTGAACTTTTCCCGATATTTGATTTTCTGAGCGATTTCCGCTTTATTTATTTTCGTCTTTTCCTCTTTAAGCGGTTCAGTAATTATCTCAGCTTCATCTTCATCGGGGATACCTTCCAGTATATCTTCACTTTCATTTTCTACAGTTTTGTCTGCTGATGTTTCGGCACCATTGGTGTCCTGGTCATCAAAACCAGAGAAGTTTTCTTCAGCCATAAAATTTCATTTTAACGACTTTAGTGTCGTGATTAATAATAACAATTATTTTCCGTAACGTCGGGCTTGAGATAGGGCAATCGCTATTTTCTGCTTACGGCTTCTCTTCTTCTCGCCGGAACTATTTAGTTTTCGCATTATCTGGCCGACATCACTAGTTTTTGGTAAGGGCATATTAGCTTTTATTTTGATTACTAGTATTTGGAGCCGCTTTTGCGGCCGTGCCTCCTAGGGCTTTTTTAGCTCGAGCGAGAACATCAAGAACACTTTCTGTTCCTCGCCCCTGTCCAGCAGTTTCTGGTGTTTCTACTTTGGGGCCTCCTTCAGCAGCCGCTCCAGCCTGAGCTTGCTGGATTGCCGCCTGAGTCTCCATATCAAGTTGACCTTGTTTCCACGCTAAAAGATTAGCTGCTTCTAATTCTGGATTAGTAAATTTTAAACGTTTGAATAGAGTTATGGGAGAAATGGCTCCAAGTTGCCAGAGTTGCACCGCTTCCGTTCTAAGAGAAATATCATCCATCGGCAGATTCTGCCCGCTTTTAACCACGATATTAATATTATCCTCGATGTTGTCCCGATTTAAAGAAACAAAAGCGATTGCACCTTCTTCGCCCACTAATTTGAATAAATGCGTTTCATCATAAAACATTTTCATCAATTGCACCAAACCATTAGCTAATCTCGACACGCCACGATTAAGAATCCTGGTGAAGGTGTCAATTCTCGTATAGTCCTGTTGGCGAGAAAGAATGTCCTGGCCCAATGTTTTAGCCGCCGCTACGCCTCTCGTAGAAGAATGAACACTCATAATATTATCAAAAACCATTTCACTGTGTTGCAAATTGGAAAAATGAGAGGAGGGAATGGGAACACCAGCTTCACGCCTGACACGGTTTTCGCTCGCCGCTCCCTTGCCTCTGATAATAAGTCCAGGTTGATTAGTCAAGTTCTCGCTTTCTTCTTCCGTCATCGTTTCGGAATCTATGAGAAGCTGGCCATTACCCATCTGCTTACTATTATTAATAATGCTACGTTTCTGGTCATTAATGGAATCTTGCACTGGCATACCAATTTCAACCAAGCTTATATCAGGCAGAGGCCCATCGGAAATATTGAAAGGGGTAAAGAAAATAAAGGGTTTTTCCGGTTCATTTAAATGATTATAGAATTTATTTTCTTTTACAATCTTGCCCCGAATGGCATCATACTTTTTCTTAGTCGTGCCAGTGAAATCATAGAAAGGATTTTCTTTGCGATCAAGCATCACACCAGGAGCAAACCAGGCCACCACTTTATCAGTCCAGACCTCAAAAACCTGGTAGAGTTTAGAATCAGTATCTTTATCTTTTGCACCGGTCGAAACGCTGCCCTGCCCTTTGGCCGCCTGGCTGGTTTTTTCTTTGCCGAAGAGATCTTCCATTTCTTCTTCCGTATAACCTTGTATCTCCATTACATAGGGCAAGTCGTGCGGATCTAAGCGTAATTTAGGAACAATGATAAGTCTGGGATCAATCTCTTTGACATCAACATCATCTTTATCACTATTCCAAAACCATTTCAAAACGCCATAACGGCGAATCATCATATTGCGAGTTACTCTCTCCAGTAATTCTTGGATATTTAAATGTTCATACTGATAAATAAGAGCATCCCCGACTATCTTACTTTTAGCGGCTGACGCTGGATTCTCACCGGCTGGAGTAGCAATAAACTGATGAGCCGAGGAGGTTACAATCGGTACCATTGTTTCTACTGCTTCAAAAATACGATTTAATACCGTATTCGATAAATATGCCGGAATATCATTTTTATCGGTCTGATCGCCTAAATAATATTTTTCCGCTTCAGTTTGATGGCGTAGAATATCATCGTGATAAGGTTTACTCTCTTCCAACCAAGCAGTAAAAATCTCCACCATTTTCTCTGGAGTGGTACTTAAATTAAAATCTTCTAGAGCGTAGTCCATTTGAGTGTTTGCCTTTCTTGGATTGGCTTTAAATTAGGAAAATGAGCCATTCCATTTTTAACAATTAAGGTCGGTTGAATATTAACTCCTTTAATTATACTATTTTTTGCCTCTTTTCGCAACACGTGGCCGCCTTGATATTCGCCTGGTTCAAAAAATGCGAGTAAGGTACTCATAACCTTATCATCGTGGAAACCGCTTTTTGCTCCCATCCCACACTTTCTCGCGTCTCCCGAATAAATAAAGGTTTTGAATTCGTTCACGGCTCCGGCTGTTCTGATTAAGGGAGCACCCTTCCTTAAAATTTCTTTGAAGTGGGAAACAAGAAGAGTTTTTGAAGAACGAGTAGTCCGCCAGCCTAAACGCTTCATCATCTTGCCGACAGTGCGGTCAAATTCTTCACGGCGATAGAGATAGATATCATCTTCCGCTGCCAGTTTATTCACGAGCGAGAGTCCAATAGAGTTCATTTCCGGTATCACCGTGCAATAACCCCGAGAATCCTGAAATAACCTCGCCCAATCGGCCGCTTTTTCCGCCACGACATCGGGCGGCAATTGCCCAGACCAACTAGCCACTTCTTCTAGAGTAGTTAAATCAGCAATAGTCACGGCACTGGAATCTTTTAAATTAGTATCCTCTTCTGAACCTTCGGCCACATCAATCCCCATTTGATAACGATGGCCGCTTATAAAATCACGATAGATGTTTAAATCTTTCTCCACCCTAATCGGAGACTTAATGGTCTCATTCATAGCGTCAATAAACTCACGCTCAAAGACAGTATTCTTTGATAGGAGCGACTCATCCCAGATACCCTCCATATACTGACGGCGGAAATCCTCGGGATAGTTGCGTTCCATTGATTCAATATAACCCTCGGGCAGATTAGCCCGATTCTCATAAGTGGAAGCCTCAATTAAGAGATCATCTGGGCCTGGGTTTTGTTTGAATCTGGCAAAATGCCAGGTTAGTTCCGGATTAATACTCATACAAATTTTCCGGTCTTTGGATTCGATTCCGGCTCGACGTAAGCGACCAAGGAGAGCGAGGAACACACCCTCGGAAATATCTTCCGCCTGGTCGATAAAGACGGCTCCGAGGTTCATACTCCGCACCTCCGCCTCAGCAATCTTATCTAGATGCCTAAAAATAATCTCTGAACCATTAACCATTATCACTTTCATCTCCGCTTTATGATACTGGCTGATTAGTTCCGGCGGACAAATAATAAAAAACTCCTTGATGAGGGAGTCCCTTAATTCCACATAGGTTTTCCGGCCCATTAGAATGAAATTCTTAGGATAACGGAGAGCGAGATCAATCGCCTTTAAGAGCAACATCAATGTCTTGCCACAGCCAAAACCACCACTATAGAGCACCACTTTCTTCTCCGTAGTCCAGAATTTTTCCTGGCTAGGGTTTAGATTCCAATGAGAAGTATCTTCACCGGTATCAAAATTCTGAAAAGAGATTTTCATAATTATTTCTGTATCACAAGCCCAATATTAATAGTATCCTCCTTCTTATCCTTATCCAATAAGCCTTTAAGCTTAAGCGAGGTTTCGAGGAACTTATGTTTATCCGCCCAGGAAATAGTTTCCTTTTCCATTGGCGTATTTAGAGCCTCATTAATCACAGCCGCCTGTCTTTCGAGACTGGGCAGATAGTCGCTAATCTTATCCTTAACATCTCCAGTAGCCTTAAGTAGAGCCTCATCATCCAAATACAAATCGTGCTTCCTGATAAGCCGATTAGCTTCAAGAGCCACTCTCATCTTCTCTTTCTTCGTTCTCTTACTGACTTTTTTCAGACTATGATTAGCTTTTACATTATTATCTCGAATAGCCAGCTTATTGGTGATAACTTCTTTTTTGACCATATCTTTTCTCAAATTCTCTATTCCCAGGCTGGACAATTTCAGCCTTAAACTCTTCTTGTAAGCGAGCCAGATATCGTCTGCCAGAGGCTGACTTCTGCCACTCTTTCGCTCCCCCCTCGGGTGGCTTCCACTCACTGGGCTTAACAATTCTAATATCCATCATAAACTATTAATAAATTTATTTAAATTATCCTTATCCGTAGGCCGATAGACTTTCCCATCTGGTTTTCCTATTTTCCCCCTTACCTCCCCCCCCTTTTCTTCTAGGTACTTACCTATAACAGGCCACCCCACCCTCAAGTATAAACCTAAAAACAAAAAGAGGAAATTGCTGATGATAATAATAACAATTAATATATACATAGGAGGTGTATGATTATGGTTTGGATTCCGTTTTGGATTCTGTTTTGGATTCTGTGGGGAGGATGATAGACTTTTAGATTCCGTTTTGGATTCTGTATGGAGGATGAAGGATTAAAAATTTACACAACCCCACGCCATCCATTCTTCACCCCCACCCCTTTATAAAATAGTTATAACATATTTTCATTATCCATTCAATAGCTAAATAACATAATTATGCTATTGTTGTCAACAATAGCTAATGTTAGCTAATCAAGCTAGTGTTTGGCTAATGTTAGGATAGTGTAATGGTAATGAAAACACTGTAATGATTTTGTATGGATTTTGGAAAGGGATTTTGTATGGAAAATGACTGTTTTTCCGCTAATTTTCCCAACATTATCCAACATTATCCAACATTATCCCAACAATATCCAACAATATCTATTATCTTATTATCTATTATCTATTATCTATTATACTATTGTTACTCTTGTATTATTGATTGTTACTTCGAGAGATTGATTATTATTCTAATACGCTAGTATAAGGAGAGGTTATAAAAACATATTATCTTATTAGTTATTAGATATGTAGTAATGATAAACCTGTAATAAGTTATTAACAGGTGTACTATAGACAGAAGTATAATAAAGGTATATTATAATAGTATATTATAAAATAATTATATTAGCTGTATAAAACTATATGGAATACACTTGTATAAATTGTAATAAAAAAACAGAAGAAGATTTAATTTTTGGAGATAAACATTATTGCGAGGATTGTTATAATGAACTTTTTGGTTTTTGTGATGATTGTGGGACAGTGGTTGAAATAGAAAAAATAAACAATATAGGCGATAAATTTATTTGTAAAAATTGTTTAAACGATAAATATTTTGTGTGTGATGATTGCGGAGAGTATAAACCCAATACTGAGGAAATACAGCTATATAATGATAAATATATTTGTGAAAGCTGTTATAGCAATAATGGTTATTTTACTTGTGAACAATGCGAAAATGTTTTCCCCGAAGATTGTTATGGCGATAATGGGCTTTGCCAAGATTGTTATGATGAAAATGAAAGAGAGAACGAGGAAGATAAACCAACAGAATGTCCAGACAACAAAAGATATTATGAAGCTAAAAACAAGTATAAAAAAATAGCAGTCGGGTTAGAGATAGAAGCGGTTAATGGTGATTATCGTAATGTTTATGATGATTTGACGGGTCAGGGCTTTGGCGTAACTGATGACGGCAGTTTAAGTGGCAATGGAATAGAGGTACAAATTCCCGCTTGTAATACTGATAAATTAGGGGAACTGGTTAAAATAGCTTGCACTAGCTTAAAAGAAAATGATTTCCATATCAACAAAACTTGTGGTTTGCATATTCACACTGAATTCAAAACCAGAAAAGAGAATATCAAAAAACTATTTTTAACCGCCATTGCTCTTGATGATTTGTTTTTCACCTTACAGCCTACAAGTAGAAGAGTTAATAATTATTGTCGGAAAATATCAACAGATTTTGACTTTTGGGAAATTAGCAAATTAAAACCGAGTACGATTGATTTAAAATATTACTCTAAATATAACACCATATACCACGATAGAGAACTAAAAAAGATAAAAAAAGAAAAATACAATAGTAGCCGATATTATGGTTTTAATTTACACTCTATATTTTATCGGGGGACACTGGAAGTCAGACACCACTCCGGCACGATTGAACCCGAAAAAATAATGGCTTTTATCAATTTAATCGTAAATATTATTAAATGGGTAAAAAATAGCTTTTGTCTTGAAACCTTACGCTATTATCAAACCATACCTAGTAAAATAGGCAAATTTAACTATTTAACCCAATTGATTAAACTAGATGAGAACTCCAAAAAGTTTTTACTCTATAAAAGATTATTAAAATTTAACCGATTAAACTATGTGCGGGATAATTTACACTAAAAACTTGACCAATGCGGATAGTGTCAATAGCTTGTTGTCTATCCTCTATCAAAACCAAAAAGAGAGAGGTACTCTTGGCTTTGGTATGG